ACGACGCGCTGGCCCTGTTCACGGACGCGACCAAGATGGCGGGCGGCACTCAGCCCCCGCCGCCTCCGGGCGTCAGGAAGCAGCTCCTCGCGGCGATGAGCGAGCTGACGGTCTGGTGCGAACAGCTCGACAAGACGCGCAAGGCGCTCCGAAGCCGCTTCAACTGCATCCCGGTCCTTCAGGCGACGATTTCCGCGAACGGAAAGTCCGTGCGCGTGGCCGTCGCGAAGCCGATTGACGGGATCGACGAGCCGTGGATAACCGAGAAGACGCGCGACGCGCTCATGCACCGGCTCAACGCCGAAGACAAGGACGCGCTCGTCTCGATGGAGGACTTCCCCGTCCTCGTCGTCGGCAGAAGCTGCCGAGTCGTCGCGGAAATCGGACGCGCCAAATAAGGCAATGGACAATCGGCGCGGGTATGTGATATCATACCCGCGTCAACCCAAGGAGTCACAAATGCCATACCAGAAGAAATACAAGACGGACGCGGAGCGCAGTCTCGCGAAGTCTCTCGCGGGGAAGAAGGGAGCCGCCGCGCTCAAGGCAAGCGGCAACTTTCGCGGAGGCCGTCCGAAAGGATCCACCAACAAGAACCCTTCCGTCAGGGTTCCGACGCGCACCCTCACCGTCCGCGAGCCGGACTACCAGGTGTTGGTTCGCCTCGCGAACTACGAGCGCGTTTCACAGGCGGAGTTCCTTCACATCATAGCCGAATGGCTCAAGGAGAAGAACAAAGACCTCGGCTTGTTTGCCGACCTCCAGAAATGACGCCGACTAAAGCGTCGCAATCCAGCCGCCGCCGGATCTGTCCGCGCGGCGGTTATTTTTTATCGCGACGGAGCGGTTCTCCTCCGGTTCCGAATGGATACAACAACCCGGTCTTAACGTCAAGAACAATCGAACGCTCGCCATATTGTATTGGCTTATATCTACCAGTCCCTCCACAGAACAGATACGCCGCCATAAAACCTAAAAAAAACGCAACCAATACAATCACAGCAGTTTTCATAATCTGACAATCTCCATTCTTCTTCGTTTTTCCACCAAGGATTTTGTTGCTTGAGACAATAGCCGCATCATTACATAGAATATCGTTTCGGCACCTCTCGAATACTTCCGTTGAAATCTGCTCCGCAAAAATTCCATCTCGCCGTTTTATCTCGTCATTCCATGCTTTCACGACACACACATCCATATCGTCAAAACCAAACCCAATCCCTTTTATCCAAGTAATAAACGCCCTAAAGCGCTCTTCGTTGCCTTCGTGCGGACTATCAATCCTAAGTTGCGATAAGTGTTCGCACACGAGACGCCGAGCTCCGACCCATCGAGTATTTGGATCTCTTATCTCTTCCCTCAACTTTCGGATGTCTCTTACTGTCATCAGTTGAATTATACCATTTCTCCCCTTCCTCGGATTATGCTTTTTTAATTTCCCTATTTTTTTTAATTTTCCCTATTGCGGTGTAGTCCACCTTTATGGTATAATCTCTTCCGTTCTCTGGATTAGGAGTTTCAAGAATGCCAAACCAACGAAAAGACGGCAAGACAAACAAGAACGTCTGGCTCACAAGAGACGAGCGGATGCTGCTTGAATCCATCAAGCAGGCTCTTGGTCTCAAGAACGACACAGAAACCATCAAGCGGGCAATCGAAGAATTGGCCAAATCGAAAGGTCTCACAAAATGATGAACCCAATTGAACTATCCGAGGATGAGTCCACTCTTCTCGGCAAGATAGCTGAATCGGATGGCATCAGCGAGCGTAGGGCGCTTCACGACGCCATCTATTTTTTGGCGTCAAAGGTGGACTACACCAAGAACATCGAGCAGAGGCCATCAGAAATTCCAAACGCCAAATCTGCATAATTTTTTTTCACCAAGGTGGACTACACCCGGACAGTCATGCTCTGCGGTGGACTACACCAAGGAAGTACGCAAAATGAAAACTGAAAAGAAGCCAGTCAACGAAAAGGTGAATGTCGGCATCACCATCCCCAAGAAGGAACTTGAGGAAATGCGCTCCTTTGCGCGTGTAGACCTAAACGGCCCGGCCGTCCTCTCGCTTGCCCGCAAGGGTCTCGAAGTTCAGAAGCGCCAAGAAAAGAACAGCTGAATGAACCTCCTGTCGCGAGTCCTCGTCTGCGAACGCCTCCGAATCAACGAGAGGTCGTCCTACCGCATCGTCGGCCCGTCGTACACTTCTCTCATATCGTCGGACGCCGTTCTCGACATCCTCAATTCGTCGCGCCACGGAATCCGCGAGCCGATCCCCTGCATCCCGTCCGACCTTCGCCGCCCCGAGGAGATGGCCGCGGAACTCGGAACCGTGCCGGAGCGAAAGCTGATGGCGTGGACTCGCCGCGTCAAGAACCCGTGCCCGCACTTCCGCCTCAACAAGCAGACGACGCGCTTCTCCGCCCGCCTGCTGCGCGAATGGCTCGACGCGAACTCGAAGCCGAGGAGGGCGAGATGACCGAGCAGAACACGCGCCTAACCATCGGCTTCCTCAAGTCTCTCGCGGACCAGTGCGGCTCGTGCTACCACCGCAACAACTGCGACAACTGCTTCGTGAAGACCGCCAAGTGCCTCCTGAACACGATAGGCGCGGACGTCAACTCGCTCGGAACCGAGAAGCACGACTACACGATAGCATACCGAATGGCGGCGATCGAGCGCATACTCATGGAGGCGAAGCGCCCACTCGCCTCCGGGGAGATCGACGTAAGCGGAATCTGCTACAAGCAGCTCAAGTACGCGACGCTGAGGATACTTCTCCGGCTTCGCCGCATCTCGCGCGTCAGGAGCAGGAGAACCGGCGCGTGGCTATATTTCATCAACCACAAGAAAAAACACACAACAAGGAAAGCAAAACCATGAAGATAACATGCCTCGAAACGGCGAACTTCAAGCGCATCAAGGCATTGCGCCTTGAGCCGAAGGACAAGGGCCTCACGATAATCGGCGGGGGCAACGGACAAGGAAAGACGAGCGTCCTCGACGCGCTCGCGTTCCTCCTCGGAGGAGCGAAGTTCAAGCCGACAAACATGAAGCGCGAGGGCTCGGTCGGCGACATGGTGCTCCGCGTCGAGACGGACAACGGGCTCGTCATCGAGCGCAAGGGCAAGAACGCCTCCCTCACCGTCACCGACTCCACGGGACAGCGGCAGGGACAGGGGCTTCTCGACGCGCTCGTCTCGGAAATCGCGATAAACCTCCCGAAGTTCCACGAGGCGAAGCCGAAGGACAAGGCTTCCATGCTCCTTCAGGTTCTCGGCATCGAGGACACGCTCGTCAAGTTCGACAAGGAGATAAAGTCGCTCTACGACCGCCGCACCATCGTCGGGCAGGAGCAGACCCGCAAGGAGAAGCACGCCGAGGAGATGCCCTACTACGAGGACGCCCCAGCAGAGGCCGTCAGCGTGAAGGATCTCGTCAAGCAGCAGCAGGAAATCCTCGCCCGCAACGGAATCAAGGAGGAACACCGCCGCAAATTCGAGGCGAACAACTCCGAGCTTGAGCGCGTAAACGCGGAGCTGAAGCGCCTCGCCGAGCGCCGCGACGCGCTTGTCGCGGAAATCAAGTCCGCCGAATCCGAGGACTTCACCCTTGAGTCCACGGGAGAGCTTGAGAAGCAGATTGCCGACTTCGAGGAAATCAACCGCAAGGTCCGCGCGAACGCCGACCGCGAGGCCGTGAAGTCCGAGGCGGCGATCCTCGCCGACAACTACACGAGCCTCACGAAGGAGATCGAGGACAAGCGCGCCGAACGCGCCGCCCTTCTCGAAGGCGCACAGCTTCCGCTTCCGGGCCTCACGGTCGAAGAAGGCGAGCTTCGCTACAACGGCAAGGCGTGGGACTGCATGAGCGGTTCCGAACAGCTCCTCATCGACTGCGCAATCGCCTCGCGGCTCAACCCGGACTGCAAGTTCGTCCTTCTCGACAAGGGCGAGCAGTTCGACCTCGAAAGCCTTTCCGAAGTTGACAAGTAGTTCGAGGAGCACGACTTGCAGGGACTCATAACCCGCGTCTCGACCAACCGCGACGGCGAATGCACGATTGTCATCGAGGACGGCGAGGCGACCACGCCAGCCGGAACCGTCGTTGTTCCGAAGACAGCTCCGAAGACGCCTGCGCCAAAGCCAAGTGCGGAGAACGCGATCTCCGACGACGACCTGTAGGACACTTTACCGCTCCAGCCAGCTTGCTGACTGGAAAAACAAAAAAACACACACGGAGAAAACCGATGAACATCATAAAGGGCAAGACAAAGCCCAAGGGCCTGCGCGTCATCATCTACGGCGTGCATGGAATCGGCAAGACCACACTTGCCGCAAAACTGCCGAACAGTTTCTTTCTCGACTTCGAGGACGGAACGCACGGACTGGACGTTGACAAAATCGCGTCTTCAGACCTGCCGAAGTCCTACGCCGAGATGAAGGGACTCGTCGCCGAACTGAAGCGAGACCACCAGGGCTACGAGCGCATCATCATCGACACGGCCGACAAGTTCGAGGCCGACCTCGCGGCCAAGCTCGCCGAAGACAAGAAGGTCGAGGACATTTTCGCAGTCAACGACTTCGGGCGCACAATCGCCGTCCACAAGTCGGGCATGTCGTCCGTCCTCGACGCGCTTTCGGATCTCGCGAAGACCGGCATGGACATCGTTGTCCTCGCCCACGAGACTTCGAGAAAGGTCGAGCCGCTTGAAAGTCGCGACACGACCGGAACATACGACCATCACGAGATGAAGCTCTCGAAGACCGTTTCGCCAGTCTTCATGGAGTGGGCCGACGTCGTGATCTTCTGCGCCTACAAGACGTTCCTCGTCAGCGGAGAGAAGAAAACCGACAAGGCGCACGTCGAAGGCGGCAAGCGGTGGTGCTTTGCCGCGTATTCAAACGACTGGGACGCAAAGACGAGAACGGGAATTGGACTGCCGGAGGACTGCTCGCTCGACAAGATGTGCGAGATACTCCCAAAGGCGATGTCCGATGCTGTTGACAGGGGAACGAAACCCGTCGCGACTTCGACGGACAGCGCCGAAGAGGCTGCGAAGGCGGCGCTTGCCAGAAAGCGCGCAGAAACGTCGGCAGTGTCCGCCCCGCGCCAGGAGCAGAAACCCGTCGCGAAGGCCGCACCCGCCGCGCCCAGCAATCCGGAGCGCGAATGCGTCGCGTCTCTCCGCAGGCTTCTCGGCAACTACGGCGTCGCGGAGGCCGATTTCGTCGCGTATGCGACCACGAACCCGAAGTTCATCGAGCGCTACGGCGAGATCGGCAAGAGCATCGACGAGTGGCCGGACGGATTCGTCAGCAATCTCACGGCGCTTGTCGGACGGAACATCGACAAGATCAAGGCGAAGATCGCCGCACTCAAACAGTAACCACCAGCAAAGGAAAGGAACCACAAAATGGCAAACGCAAACGGAGCAATCGGCTGGGACGACGAAGTCTCTGACGAAGGACTCGAAACAGGCGAGGAGCGCGACGAGTTCGTCGTCCTCCCGGAAGGCAACTACCCGTTCACCGTCAACAAGATGGAGCGCGGCTCGTACAACGGAAGCGACAAGCTCCCGCCGTGCAACATGGTCAAGCTCGGCATCATCGTGGACGGCGGGGACAAGGGGCGGTCGTACATCACCACGCGCTTCTTCATGCACACGAAGATGCTGTGGAAGATCTACCGGTTCCTCGAGTCCGTCGGCCTCCACAAGAAAGGCGACGGAAAGACCGCCATTCCGTGGGCGAAGGTCGTCAAGGGCCTTGCGGGAAGGTGCAAGCTCGTGCATCGCGAGTACAAGGGCGAGACGCAGTGCGAGGTCGATAAGTGGCTTCCCCTGTCTGAAGATGCGGCGCAGGGCGTAGCCCCAGCCGCTCCCGCGAACGCCTCGGAAATCGACGACAGCGACGTCTGACAATGGAACTGCGTCCATACCAGAACCGCGCAGTCGATTCTGTCGAGCGCGAATTCAATGGCGGCGTTCGCTCGACACTCATAGTCCTCGCGACGGGGTGCGGGAAGACAATCGTCTTCTCGCACCTCGCCGCCCGCGAGGTAAGGCGCGGCGGACGCGTCCTCATCCTCGCGCACAGGGGAGAGCTGCTTGAACAGGCAATCGACAAGCTCCGCCGCGCGACGGGAATCGTCGCCGGGCTCGAAAAGGCGGAGCTGACGTCCGACGTGGACATCGACGACCTTCCCTATACTGTCGTAGTCGGCTCCGTGCAGTCCATGAAGTCACCCCGCAGACTCTCGAGATTCCGCAAGGACGAGTTTTCGCTCGTCGTCATCGACGAGTGCCACCATGCGCTTACCGGCACGTACCGCGCCGTGATAGACCATTTCCCCAACGCGCATCTCCTCGGCGTCACCGCCACGCCCGACCGCGGCGACCTTCGCTCGCTTTCCGAAGTCTTCCAGACCGTCGCTTTCGAATATTCAATCACGGAGGCAATCAAAGATGGCTACCTTTCGCCAATCCGCGCTCAGACGATACCTCTCAGAATCGACCTTGGCGGAGTTGCAGTCAAGGCCGGAGACTTCCAGGCGTCCGGCCTCGGATCCGCTCTTGACCCTTACCTTCGTCAGATTTGTCGTGAGATACACGAGCGCTGCGGAGACCGCAAGACGGTTGTTTTCACCCCTCTTATCGCGACTTCGCGCAAAATGCTCGAACTGTTCGCCGAAGCCGGCCTGCGGCCCGGTGAACAGGTGAGGGAGGTGAACGGCGAGTCCATCGACCGCGCCGAGACGCTTGAATGGTTCTCGCGCGCACAGAGGGGATGCGTCCTTCTGAACTCGATGCTTCTAACCGAGGGCTACGACGAGCCGAGCGTTGACTGCATCGTCGTCCTCAGGCCGACGAAGGTGCGCGCTCTCTTTGTGCAGATGGTCGGACGTGGCACCCGCCTCGCGCCGAATAAGAAGAACCTCCTGCTGCTCGACTTCCTCTGGCTGACGTCGCGCCTCGACATCTGCCACCCAGCCTCGATCCTCACCGACGACCCAGAGGTCGTGGCCGAGATTACGCGCAAACAGGAATCGTGCGCCAAGGGCGACTGCATCGACATCGACGCGACAGCCCTTGAGTCCGCCGTTTCGGAGACCGTCAAGAAGCGCGAAGACGCGCTCGCCAAGAAACTCGAAGCTCAGCGCCGAAAGCGCGGACAGCTCATCGACCCGCTCGCATACGCCGCGTCCATCGGCTCCAAGTCTCTCGCGGAGGCCATACCTATGGGCGAAGACGGACAGGCCCTTCTCGACCAGTCCGACCGCCCGACGATGGAACAGCTCGACCGCCTCGAACAGCTCGGCTTCTCGTGTCCGGGCTCCGCGTCTGCGGCCGATGCGTTGTTGACCGCTTATCAACAGCGTGTTGACAAGGGGCTGTCGTCGCCGCGGCAGATCAAGTGGTTGAAGTCGCAGGGATTTCAGAACGTAGAAAACTGGACGTGCCGCCAGGCGAAGAAGCTGATCGACAGGTGCATCGTGAACCACTGGCGCGTTCCGTCCTATATCAATCCGGCAACATATAGGCCATGACGAACTATTCAGACTATTCGATGCTCGAAAGCAAGATACGCCAGGGCATGGTGAAGGGAACGCGCCACCTGACGCGGCGCGACGTCGGGCGCATAGTCGGAGGATGCCTCGCATCCGGACGAATAACGGCGTCCGAGGCGGACTCCCTTCGCTCCCTTGCGATACAGCTGTCTTCCGACGGCGAATACCTCGGCACGAAGGAATGGGACGAAGCCGTCGCATTCGGCCGGGAGCAGCCGCTCGAATCCATGTCCACCACCTCGTCGGCGGGCCATTCGTCGCAGGGGCGCGCAATCGACTGGGACGAGGAAATCGACCCGGCGGACTTCAAGATCGTCGATCGCAACTGGCTTGAGCGCGAAACCGTCGTCGCTCCGTCGGAAGGCGACTTCAACCCGTGTCGCCAGCTCGCGGACTACCTCCGCGCCCTTTTCCGCCCAGACGAGAAGGTCGTGTTTTGCACGCAGCCGTTCGAGATCGAGGGAGAGCTGAAGCCGACGAGGGGCGACTGCCGCACGGTCGAGGAGATGCTGAAGTCCCTCGCGAAGGAGACGAAGGACGGATTCGAGGAGGCTGTCGGGACGCCGAACGAGAAGTCCGGCGCGTGGATCCGGATTAACCCATTCGACGGAGAGCGCGATGATAAGAACAAGCTCTGCTGCAACGATGCGCATGTCACGGCGTTTCGTCATGCGCTCGTGGAGTCGGACGCCATGTCCGTCGAGGAGCAGGTCGCCATCTACAGAAAGCTCGAGCTTCCGTGCGCCGCCATCGTGCACTCCGGGAGCAAATCCGCGCACGCAATCGTCAGGATTGACGCGCCGACGCTTGACGAATACCGCAAACGCGTTGACTTCCTGTTCAAGATTCTCTCCGCAAACGGGCTGGAGATCGACCGCCAGAACCGCAACCCCTCGCGGTATTCGCGACTGCCCGGGGCAATCCGCGACGGCAAGAAGCAGTTTCTAATCTCGGGGCCGTGCGGCAGGCATTCGTGGGACGAATGGCGCGAATGGATCGAGTCGCTCAACGACGACTTCCCGGAGATAAAGACAACTTCCATCTCGGAGTTCCGCAACCCGCCTCCGCTCGACTCCGTTCTCATCGACGGCGTGATGCGCGTGAACGACAAGATGTGCGTGGCTGGGCCGTCGAAGGCCGGCAAGTCGTTCTTCCTCATCGAACTCATGATCGCAATCGCCGAGGGGCGGGAGTGGCTCGACAGGAAGTGCCGCCAGGGCAGGGTTCTCTACGTCAACGTCGAATTGACGGACAAGGCTTTCCTGAACCGCCTCGTCAACGTATACCGCTCGAAGGGCATAGAGCCCATGCACATCGACTTCATCGACCGCGTTGAGCTGCGCGGACGCACGAAGCCGCTCGACAAGCTCGCGCCCCAGCTCGTCAGGCGCGCAAAGCAGCGCGGCTATGCGCTCATCATCTTCGACCCGATCTACAAGATTTTTACGGGGGACGAAAACTCCTCTGCCGATGTCGCCGCGTTCATGTCGTGCATCGACCGCATCATGCTCGAATGCCAGTGCGCGGTAGTCTACTGCCACCATCATTCCAAGGGCGCGCAGGGAGGCAAGAACGCAATCGACCGCGCCTCGGGATCCGGCGTCATCGGCCGCGACGTTGACGCGCTCATCGACCTTCTGCCGCTCGACGCCGAGACTGCGAAGGAGGTATTCAGGTCGTCTTACGAATGCGACGCCATTCGCGCCACAGTCCTGTCCCTCGAGAACGGTCAGGCTGTCCTTGACCAGATATCGCAAGACGACCAGCTCGTTCCAAACCGCTTTGAGGGCGCCCTCCAGAAGCTTCTCGACCCATCGCAGATCGATTCCGTCATAAAGGCTCGCCAAGCGGTCGTGCAGCGGTTCGACTCCTGCACGGCGTGGCGTGCGTCGTTCACGCTCCGAGAGTTCGCGTCGCCAGCTCCGCAGAACATGTGGTTCCTCTGGCCATGCCACGTCATGGACGAAGAGGACAACCTGAAGGACGCCCAGCCGGAAGGCATCGTCCAGTCCTCTGGCTGGCGCGGCTCCGCGTCGGCAAAGAGCAAAAAGCCCCCGAAGCCGACGAAATCGGCGGCATTCAAGGCAATCGTGGAGGCAGACCCGACGGAAGTCTGGACGCTCACCAAGGCCGCAGAGCGGTTCAGCGTGTCGAAGCGCACAATTGAGCGCTACTGCTCGACACTCGGCTGGACAGTGGACAAGGGGGTAATCGTGTCACAGAAGAGCGGGGAGGAAGAAGATGTACCGTTCTGACATACATTTCACATTGCGTTTCGAGCCAGACATACCGCATGTCACGCACCAGAGCGGAACGAAGATCGCCGTCGAGCGCCGCCATGCCCACACATACAAGACACGGGAGCTGATCAAGCTCGAATCGACGCTGTGCAAGCTTATCAAGCCGTTCGCGCCGCCAAGTCCGTGGAACTGCCCGGTACACCTCACGGTGATCTACAGCTTCCGCGCCCCGAAGTCGCTGCCGAAGAGGAAGACGCGCCTTCCGGCATGGAAAACGACCAAGCCGGACGTAGACAATCTCGTGAAGACGCTGAAGGACTGCCTGACGCGCACGGGATTCTACGAGGATGATGCGCTCGTCGCCCTCCTAACCATCGGCAAGATGTGGGTTGCCGACGATGCGACCCACGGAATCGAAATCCGGCTTCGCGACATTTCATCACAAGAAAACGAAAGGAACATCGAATAATGCAACTGCTCGCGTTTATACCGTTCGACGGACGACACCTCCTAATCGTGTTCGTTGCGATAATTGTCGCATTCCTCGCCGGAACAATCTTCGGGTACTTCGTTCGCGACGACTTGATCGGGAACGGCAGCAACGGAGGCCGTCCATGAGAATCTACGTCCACTGCGCATCCCGTCTGAACACCGACTTCGTATCGGTTGCGACGAATTCGTCGTCAAAGGACGACCAGTTCATAACCAGCGTAGGAAACCACATCTACGAGACACTTCGCGAACACTGGACAAACGCCCCGCATACGCCAGTCGGAGAGCAGCGCGAGCGAATGGTCGAGAAGTTCAGCGAACAGCACCGCGTCCGAATCCTCATCGAAGTTCGGTATCGCTCCAGGCTCCCTTTCCTCCGCCTTGAGATAGACCGCCCCGACCAGACGCCGCGCGGCACCGTGTCGATGCGCCTTGCCAACGACGTGAAGCAGCACCTGTTCTACGCGCTCTCTGCGCTCATCGAGAAGAACCCGCAGGCGCTATCCGACTGCGTGTTCATGTACGACGGGAAGATCGTAAAGCACAGCCGCGACAGAATCAAGCTCGACCAATGCCAAAAGAACTGAAGAGGTACTGCAAGGACTGCCCGAGCATCGACTGGTGCCTCGACGTCTGGAACCGCTACTGGTACGAAAAGTCCCAGAACGGGCTCGGATGCTCCGCACCCCTTCCGCCTCCGCCTCCTGGCTTCAAGCCAAAGCCGAGAAAACGCCCCGAGGTCGTGACCCAGCCGTCGCTCGCCCTCGTCCCTCAGCAACTTACCGACGACGATTTTTGACCACAAACACCCAAAAGGAAAAACACACCATGAAAAAACACACACCCAATGCCAAGGCTTCCAAGCCGAGCGGCAAGAAGTCAAAGTTTCCCGCGACGAAGGCAGAGGTATTCCGGGAAATCCCGCGCGAGCCCGCTTCGCTCCCCGTGGCGCAGCTCCACATCGCGCCTTGGAATCCGCGCGGCAAGATAACGCCGGAGTCCGTCAGCGACCTCGTGCCGTCCATAAAGGCGAAGGGCCTCATCCAGCGCATCGCCGTGGTGTTGGACCTCGATTCAGAGGTGGACGACATGCACTACACCGTCATCGCCGGAAACCGCCGCCTCGTCGCCTGCCAGGTCTGCGGAATGAAGGAAGTGCCGTGCGAGAAGTTCCACTGCACCGAGGCCGAGGCACGTCAGCTGACGCTGATCGAAAACCTGAAGCGCAAGGACGCCGAGCCCATCTACGTCGCAAAGGTGATCCAGACCCTTCGCGACGAGGACAAGCTGACTACTGAGGAGATCGCCGCGGAGATCGGCATGCCGGAGTCTTGGGTCGTCCGCCGCGCGAAACTCATCGACCTCGCTCCGGAGTGGAAGCAGGCCGTCGAGGAGGGAACTATCAGCGTCACAACCGACCTACTCGAAAAGGCGTCCCGCTACACATTAGACATCCAGCAGGATGCCTACCACGAGATCGTCCGCTCCTACGAGACGTCCGTCCGCCTGTCGTGGCGCGATGTTTCGCGCGAGTTCGACAGCCGCGTCCGCAACCTGGAGAAAGCGCCGTTCGACCGCAAGAAGTGCGCCATCTGCCCGCACAACTCCGCCTGCCACCCCACGTTGTGGGATTTCGGCGAGGCGCCGACAGACGGCGCGTTCGGCGTCTGCCTCGATCCTCGCTGCTTTGCCCTTAAGAAATCGGAGGCCGAGAACGCGAAGCTTGCGAAGATCAAGTCCAAGGGCATTACCGTCGTGAAGGTCAAGGATTACTTCGCCGTCCCGATGGACGCCATCGCGTCGCCCGACGACAACCACAAGTTTGCGTGCGTCTACCACGACTACAACGGCAATCTCGCCGTCCGCTACGCAACGAAGGATCCCACGGCGAACGAGGACGAGAAGAAGTCCGTCAACACGACCGACAAGGAGCGTGCCAAGTCGCTCAAGGAGGCCGTGAAGAAGGTCAAGGAATGGGAGAAGGAAAATCTTGAGTCGTGGATCAAGAAGCGCACGGACTTCCCGGACGACCTTAGCTTCGCCGCGAACATCTTTGCGCTTGCGCTCATCTACCGCGTCAACAACGGCTCGTTCCGCTACACGCTGAACGACCTTGCGCGTGACATCTGGCACGAAGCAAAGATCGTCCGCTTGCACGTCGTCTCGGAACTGTCTTCGGCCATTCAGGACCTCGAAGACGCGTCGGCTTCGATAACGCTCTCCACGTTCGAGGCGGCGAACGACGCCGTTTCCCTCGAGGAGCGCAACCTCGTTCTTCGCGGCAAATGAGGTGCGCCATGCCGACCAAGGTAATCGAACTACCGTGCAAGGCCCGCGAGCTCGCAGAGACAATCCGTTGTTTCTGCGAGCACCACGGCGCTTTTGACACCGCCGTCGTCAAAATCGTAGGTCTAAATGCCATTGACAAAATCGTAATCACAATCCCCGAAGAGACAAAGGAGAAAAATGAAAATCAAGACAGGCAAGATTGAAGACCAAGCGGGAAAACTGCTGAAA